AGGGTTGATAATATTCCCGGCTTGGACAAGGTTGGCCCTGTCAAGGCAGCGAAAGCTCTTAAAGATGCGAAGACGAAGGAAGAACTACTTCAAGCAGTCTGGAAGGTATATCAGGAAAAGGAATATACGATTGAATATCTTACTGAACAAGGCCAGCTCCTGTGGCTCAGACGATACGAAGGTGAGCTATGGCAACCCGACGTAAGCCTTTTACGGCCAAGCAAGCAGGACTGAAGCATGGCTACCGCAGTGGCTTGGAAGAGCGTATTGCGGAGCAGTTGGACAAGTTAGGTGTTGAGTACAAGTACGAAGAAGTCAAGCTTAAGTACATTAAGCCAGCTTCTGAGCACATCTACACACCTGACTTTGTACTCCCTAACGGTATCATTGTAGAGACTAAGGGCAGATTCCTTGCATTGGATCGCCAAAAGCATCTACTGGTTAGGAAGAACAACCCAACATTGGACATCAGGTTTGTCTTTAGTAACTCTAATGCTCGTATCAGCAAGACAAGTAGGACTACTTATGCAGCATGGTGTGAGAAAAATAACTTCAAATATGCGGATAAAACCATCCCTAAGGAGTGGATAGATGAGTGAGGATCACGATGAATAGTTTCTTTAAGCTTCTTGAAAAGGACTCAGTCAAAGAAGCAATGTACGATGTTGTAGAAGTCTTGGTTGTAGAGCGCCTCAAAGAGCACTACATCATGTGTCTTGACTTTGATGATACCGACAATGCAGGAGCAATTTTGACAGTGCTTAGGTACTTCATGGTCTACGAGGACTTTAAAGCATTTCTTGAAGAGGTCAAAGATGCAGGTTACACTGTTGCACGAGAATACTGACGGATCAGCCTGTTACAGTTTTGATCTGACTGAAGAAGAACGTAATCAACTTCTTAGTTATGGCATCCTTGAGGCTCTCAAGAATGGGATCAAAGAAGGTGAGAAACTAACCTGTGAGGGGAAAGCAATTGAAGGTTAATTTGGTGTGGGCTACTCCTGATCTGGAGGATAAAGTAGCTTACTGTGCTCGTGTGAGCAATCCCGACAACCAGCGTAACTATGAGACTGCTCCTAAGCTTCTGAAGTATCTGATGAAGCATAAACACTGGAGCCCATTTGAGATGGCTAATGTATGTATGGAGATTGAGACTACTCGTGATATTGCACGACAGATCCTCCGTCATCGTAGCTTCTCATTCCAGGAGTTCTCTCAGCGTTACGCAGTAGCTCAGGAGTTCTCTACACGAGAGTGCCGTATGCAGGATACTAAGAATCGACAGAACAGTCTCGTAACTGATGATCCTGGCTTGCAAGATTGGTGGCAGGCAGCTCAGAATCGAGTAAAATCTGAAGCTGAGTTCATGTATCAGGCTGCTTTGAATCGAGGTATTGCTAAAGAGCAGGCTCGTGCTTTGCTTCCTGAAGGCATCACTATGAGTCGTATGTATATGAACGGTACACTTCGTAGCTGGTTACACTACATTGAGGTACGTACCGATCCTAGTACTCAGAAGGAGCATCGTGATGTTGCCGAAGCTTGTAAGAGCATCCTGAGTCTTGTTTGTCCTAACATTATGAGCGCTTATAGCGCGTAGGGGAGCATATAATGCTGATTGAAGAATACCAACGAAAGGCATGGGAAACTGCCTTGGAAACTGCTAAGAATCCTGCTTACATGGTGTCGAATCTGACCTCAGAGGCTGGTGAAGTTGCAGGTAAGTATGCTAAGTGGATTCGTGACGGTATGCTAGACGAAGAAGGCCTCCAGAAAGAGATGGGAGATGTCTTCTGGCAGCTTGCTGGTCTGTCTACTGTCATGGGCTGGAGCTTGGCTGATATTGCCTCTAAGAACCTTCAGAAGCTCTCTGATTGTGCAGAGCGATTGACCCTTAGCGGATCAGGAGACAATCGGTGAGGATCTTAGTGATTCCTGACTGTCAGGTCAAAGAAGGTGTTCCTCTGGATCATCTTACCTGGGCAGGAAAGGCTATCTGTGAGTATCAGCCTGACGTTGTAGTCAACTTAGGGGATTTTGCAGATATGCCTAGTCTGTCTAGCCACGACATCAAAGGCTCTAAGTACTTTGAAGGCCTGCGATACAAGAAGGACATTGAAGCTGCTAAGGAAGCAATGAAGATGCTTTTAGCACCTCTTCGGGAGCTTCAAGGTAAACAACGTAAGAATAAGGAAAAGGTGTATAAGCCTCGAATGATTCTTACTCTTGGGAACCATGAGAACAGGATTGACAGAGCGGTAAACAACAATCCTACGTTGGAAGGCTTGATTACTACAAAGGATCTTGACTATGAG